CACCGTTTCGGTCGACTCCTACGGGCAGGGGACCAAGACCTGGTCGACCCTGGCGACCGTGCTGGGCCACATCGAGACTGCGGACGGCCGCAGCATCGACGCCGTGGATATCAACCGCGGGCAGACGTCCTACCGGATCATCCTGCCATGGATCGAGTCAGTGACCGTCAAGAGCCGCATCCTGCTGCGCGAAACGGGCAAGACGGACCGGACGTTGGAACTGACGGGCGTGGTCGATCCCGACCTGCGCCGGATGGAACTGCACTGCGAAGCGCTCGAGGTGACGGCATGAGTTTCCGCCGAGGCGCCACCTTCAACACCCCAGAGCACCTGCGGAACTACCAGCGGTTCATGGAACGCCAGGTCAACGCGTCGGAAAACCTCGGCATCATGCGGGCCGGGGCCAGCCAGCGGGCCCAGCGGGCGTTCCTGGCAGCCGAACAGGTGTTCCTCGAGCTCCCCGACCGGGTCAGCCGGAACCTGTTCAAGCAGCTGCTGCGGCGCAGCCTGAAACGCCTGGCGACGACGTACAAGCAAAACTGGCTGACGCACGGCGCAACCCACCGCAGCTACGCCGGGCAGGAAAGCCTGCGCAAGGCCTCGAGCAAGGTCATCCAGTCGATGGGGGATACCCGTGGGCTCAAGACGACCAGCCGCACAGGCTTTCGGTACAAGCGCCGGCCACGGTCGTACATCGCGCCCATCGTGGACAGCGGCCGTGCCCAGTGGCACATCAAGCGCGACACATACCAGCAGTTCCCGCCTGAGGTCCTCAAGGAGGACCTAGCCATCGTCATCGAGACGCAACTGGTTGCGCTGGCCCAGCGTGCCCGCCTGAAAGCGAGACGGAAATGAGCATCGAAACGGCCATCCGGCGTCGGCTATCCGACGACGTAGGCGTGACGGCGCTGGTCAGCACTCGCATCAGCCCGGAGTGGCGGCGAGAGGGCACCGCCCTCCCGGCGCTGGTCTACAGCGTCGAGGGCCGCACGCCGGTGCGCACGCTGACCGGGACGACCACCCTGGCCGAGTTCTCGGTGGCGGTCGACTGCATCGCCACCACGCTGTCGGGCGCCAGGGCGTTGGCGGACGCTGTGTCGGCCGTCCTCAACGACAACACGACCTACGGAACGGTCGATGGCACCAAGATCCAGTGGAGCGCCACCGACGGCGAGGACGTCGAGCGCATGGACGATCAGGAAGGCACGGACGACGGCCCGCGGGTGGTTCGTCAGACGTACCGCATTTGGGCAACAGGAGGCTAAGACATGGCAGCAATCGCAAACGGAACGTCACTCAGCATCGCTGGCACCCTGGTGGACGCCACCGACATCAGCATTTCGGCCACCAGCGCGGTGGTCGACGCAACCCTGCTCAACTCGCCGTGGAGCGCTGCGCTGCAAGGCCGCCCCGTGGTGACCGGGACAGCGACGATCCACACTGACAACGCCACCGGGCTGACGCTGGCGCAGAAGTTCAGCGGGGCAAACCCCAACACCAACGCAATATCTATGAACATCGCGGCCAGCGGAGCTGGGGCAGGGGGGGTCGATTTCGAAGGCTCGGCCATCATCACGGGCTACAACCCGACCTACACCAACGACGCTGTGCACCAAGCCACCGTGTCCTGGCAGTACGTCGGCCAAATCACGGCGGCACGGGCATGACCTGGCGCACGTTCACCAGCGACGCGGTGGCCGGCTACCCGGCCGTGCTCGAGGTCCGGCCCATCACGGTCGGCGAGTGGCGCAAGGTCGAGCAGCTGGACGAGGACGCCAAACAGGCGTTCGTGCTCGAGTCCTGCACCCGGGTAGACGGCGTGCCGGGCTCGACGGCGCTGGACGTGCATGTGGCCATGGCACTCGTCCAAGGGGTGATGGCAAACCCTTGGAGTGGACCGCGGCAGACCGCATAGAGCGGCTGCTGGCGGTCCTGGCGTACGGGCTGACTCGTCAGCCGCAGACGGTGGTGGAACCCTGGCGCAAGCCAGGGCAGACTGACTGGATGGCAACCCTCGGGAAGGTGGCAACGTGGCAAAACTAGGGCTCTCAATCGGGATCGACGCCGACGTCACTGGCCTGCGCAAGATGGGCCAGCAGGCCACCGCAACCCTCGAGGGCATCCGTGGCCAGTTCAACCGCATGCAGGGCTTGGTCGCTGCAGGCATGGCGTCACCGTTGTTTCAGGTCATCGGTTCGTTTACGCAAGCAAACATCGAAGCGCGGAAAACGCTTGACGAAATGGCCAAGCCGTATTCCACGCGCATGATCAAGGCAGAAATTGACGCGTTGCATGCCACGATGGCTGCTGGTCAGAGAATGGTCGGATTGGGTATGGACGAGCCGGGAGCTGCACGGATCGAGCGTGGGGCGCAGCGGGAAATCGCTACCGCGCTCAGGGCAACCTCTCCAAGCAGTAGAGGGGCAAGGAGTTTTGAATCCTTTTTCAGCGAGCCGGGCGCCTTTATGGCTAACACTGCATACGGGCTTGGTAGCCATCTCGACAAGGTTCTGCAGGACATGGGCATCGGATTCCGAATGCTCGGCGGTGGCCCTGGCGCCAGCACTTTGGAAAAGCTGCAAATGCAGGAATCCGCCATCCGTGCGCAGACGGGTTTTGCCATGGCGGCCGGCGACACCGGGCAGCTCGAGGGCCTGAACCTGCAGCTGCTGCGCGTGCTCGAGCAGATCAAGCAGAACACAGATAGGAGCCGCTGATGGCGTGGCAGGTATTCAGGCAGCACAACCAGCAGTCACTGAGCATCGGCATGGAGCCGAACGTGGCCGTGCACACCACGCGGTTTCTTGTGGCCAACGACGACCCGGCCCACATCGGGACCAGCGAGGACAGTTGGAATGTCTTCAACTCGATCAAGGCGCAGACGGCACCGTTTGACGAAATTGAGGCTCTCGGCACCCGGCTGGCGCTCGGCACCATCGACGGCGGGCTGGCCCAGTTCATCGTTGAGGACATCAGGGTGGAAACCCACCCCGACCGGGCTAACACCTACATCGTGACCTCGACGGCTCGAGGTCCCATCGTCGGCGTCGCGCCGTTCCGAGGCGTCAAGACGAGCCTGCAGAGTTCCGAGCGCAAGGTGTCGCAGTACATCAAGCCCGCGCTGACGCCGACAAGCTCTTTCCCGCCGAACGGGACTATTGCCTGGCCTCCGACCACGCTGATCTCCAACGGCACCGTCACCAACATCATGGGGACGCCGTTCATCAGGACGGTGCGCCAAGAATTGTTCCGCGTCGAGTTCATCGTAAACGACACGAACAGCGGACTCGGGTACACAAACGTCCCGGCAAACATCACCGAGGACCTGCTAAAGCGCAATTCGGCGCAGTTCGCTGGATACGCGGCCGGCACGGTTTTGTTCCAGTCGTACGAGCGGCGCTACGTCAGCGATTCCGTCAGCATGGACGTCTACACGTTCCTGTACGACGAGTGGTACCACCTCGAGCAAGTTCCGATGCGCAACCCGGTAGATGGGTCGATTTGGGCCGATACCACGATCTCCGTCGGTGGTTCGACTATGAAGGCAACCGCCAGGGCAGTGTGGTATCAGGCTTACCCAGACACGGCTGCATTCCACACGGCTGGCGTCATCCTGCCCACCGAAGTGCTCGACATTCTGTCGAACCCGAAGCCCGCATGGCCATGACCGGATTCCTCCAACCATCCGTCTACGCTCCCGTCGGCCAGTCTGCCGACGCGTTCAACCTGATGGTGGAGGCTTCGCAGTTCGTGACAGCCAACCGTGCGCAGCTGCAGGAACTCCTGCTGCAGCGTGGGGCCGTGGTTTCCTGGCATCCCATGAAGGTCGTCAGCAGCACGTTGCTGGCATCCAATCGTTGGACTTACACGCTCGGAAAAGCACAGCCGACCGCCACGCCAACGTCTATTACGACCATTTCCGAAACCGACGCCCTGAGTGTTACGGCATACAACTTGGCCGAATACGGAAATACAGCCTCAGTGGCCGCCGGTGGAGTGAATGCGACGCGGGCCAACGCAGCCGGTTTCACGCTGCAGCCGGTGCCCAATGGGGCGTTCGTGATGGCTGCCATGGTCTACACGGCTGGCGGGGTGACCGTGGCGCTGTTTGAGCGCATGAACCAGTATGACGGTGAGTGCGTGTCGGCCCTGACGGTTTCGGTCGACGGGGGGACCTACTGATGTCTGACCAAATCCGGCTCAAGCGCTCGAGCACGGCGGGAGCGGTGCCAACGACGGCGCAGCTGCTCGAGGGTGAACTAGCCGTCAACACTGCGGACGGCGCTATCTACCTCGAGGTGACGGGACCAGCGATTGCCAAGATCGACGGACGCAAGACCGAGGTGACGGTGTTCACCAGCAGCGGGACATGGACGAAGCCGACCGGCTGCGCGTACGTCGATATGTGGGTGATCTCGGGCGGTGGAGGCGGCGGCAGCGGCCGTTGCGGCGCGGCGGCCACCCACCGTAGCGGTGGTGGCGGCGGCGGCGGAACGTGCATCAACGTGCAGAACTTCCCGGCCAGCGCTCTGCCCGGCACCCTGCACGTCACGGTCGGCGCAGGCGGCACGGGCGGGGCGGCGCAACTGACGGCAGACACGAACGGAAACAACGGCACAGCGGGCGGGGAAAGTCGTGTCGGCTCGACGGCTGGCGCTGGCGACATCGCCCTGACTGGGGTCGGCAACGCTGGCAGCGGCGGGCAGACCACTAGCGGCGCAGCCGGTGGCGCCACGACTGCAGGCATCTACGACGGCGGCGCGGGCGGCGCAGGCGCCCATACCACCGGGGCTAACTCGGCAGGCTTCACGAAGGGCGCGAGCGGCGGCGGAGGGGGCGGCGGGATCACCAGCGGCAACGCAACCGCTGGGGGCGGGAACGGTTCCAGGACTGCCCACTTCAACGGCAGCGGCCCTGGCGGGGCAGCCAACGCAGCGGGCAGCAACGGGGCGTCGAACGGCGTCGTAGGCACGGGAGGGGGCGGCGGGGGCGGAAGCTCGACGGCAGGCCGAGCCGGTGGCAACGGCGGCAACTACGGCGGCGGCGGAGGTGGTGGCGGCGGCGGCCTGAACGGGATCGGCAGCGGCGCGGGCGGCAACGGTGCGCCCGGCCTCGTGATCATCAGCGCGTACTTCTGAGGGCACCTATGCGGTGGGCAATCGTCATCAGCGGAATCGTCGACAATGTCGTGGTCTGGAACGGAACGCCCGAGTGGACACTTCCAGCCGGGGCCGAGGCCGTCCAGCTGCAGGACGGCACCGTCTGCAACATTGGCTGGGAGTGGGATGGGACTACGTTCAGCGAGCCGGTGGAGCCGTGAGATGGCTACCCGTCATCCTCGTCGTCGCGGCGACATCCTGCGCTGGGCCGAGCGAGCGGATCGCCGCAAACACAACTGCCGTCCGGCAACTCGCGCACAGCAGCGGCCGCCGGTTCGAGCGCATCGCTTCCGAGACCACCCAGCCGGAACCGAGCATCCCAACAATCCGGACTGAGGCCGAGGCCGGGCAGGGTGAGCAGGCGCGTATCCTCGACGCCGTGGACGTGATCTACATGGCGCTGACAGGCGTGGAGGACCAGGTGCCCTGGTGGGTGGCCCCCCTCGTCTGGGTATGCATCGCGCTCGCCGTGCTCGGCGTCGGCTTCATCGTGTGGCACACCGGCGTCGGGCGGCTGGTCAAGGGCTGGCTGGGCATCGTGACGCCGACCGAGCGCCGAGCGGCCGAACTGACGGCAAGCCTGATCGACCTAACGCCCGAGCAAGCGGTGGCCGCGGTGGCCGAGCTGCGCCGGGCGGACCCGACGTTTGACGCGGCGTTCCGGCGTGCCGCGCCGATTCGCACTCCCAGCCGGAAGAGGAAATGACCATGGCCAGTTTCATCGGTAGTGTTTGGTTCGCCCTGCTCCTTGGCGTTTGTGGGTACGTCGCCGGGAACCTGTTCCCGCTGTCGAAGTTCAAGAAGTGACGCTAGTACGCACCTGCTGCTGTCAGGGCTGTTTCGCCAACGACGACTGCCCAGTGCCGTACACCGGGCTGGGCGATTTCACGTACACGGCTTCAATAGACACAGCGGCTATTGCAGGCAATTTCTCATTGTCTGCCATCACAGATATTCAACTGAACCCGCAAGTAGAGGTTCAGGCTGGATATTCGTTTGCGTACGACTATCCATTTTGTTGCGATACATCGGCGCTCTGTACAAATCAGCCAGTCGCATCTTTCGTCGAGAAATATTGGGATCGGATGGGTCTGCCGATCGTTACGTCGGAAAGAACAAACTATCCCTGTTACACAGTCGTTAGTTCAGCCAAGCAACTGCCTTTGGTTTTGTACGCACAAAGGTGTACAGACAATAAACGATTCACATACAACGGATGCACCAATCCTCCGGCATGTGCCTGTCCCGGTCCAAGTGGTTCAGATAGTCAGGATTCAACTAGCTATGCTGGGCTGGTCAATCCTCCTCCACTGGGATATAGCCCTTTTGCAGGTAATTGGTCAGCGGACGTTGAACCAGCCGTAAATTTTGGGGCGCTCACCGTTGGATCGGGGCAGCTGCTCATTAGGCGCAACTCCCAATCGACGTTTCAAGTAACGCTGTCGAGCGGATCCAACGTCAACTCGATGTCATACCGGCACCGGGAGAACATTTGCGACGGACCGGCCACCGATTGCGGGCCATGCACTCAGCCGGTCGGTGGCAGCGGTGGCATCCCTTGCTCTGCTGGCAGGTGCTGCTGCCGTAGCACGCTGCGTTTTACGTTCACCGTTCGGCGTGTGGTGTATCCGATCACCTACGTTTGGAACAGTTTTACCCATGACTTTGACCGCACGCAGGGATCGCCGGTCAACTGGACGCAGAGCGTCGTCTGCATCTACGAGGGGCCAGTTGATGAACGTTTGTACCTGGTGACTGGAACCTCAGCGGTGCGCACGTTTACATTGCTCGCGGCGTATATTTTGGACGACACCCCAGGTCCAAGTAGGGACCTATCAGTCGTTTTCAACGACTACTGTCCCTACGATGCGGACCCATCCTTAAACGGTGTTGGCACGTCGATTGGACCGTCGATAGTCGTGCCAACGTCAATCGCCGACGACGAGTGCGAGCCGTGCGTCTCTGCAATCCCAAGCCCGCCGACGCCCGCTGTGCTCTCGATGGAACAGGCCGAGCGCCTGGGCATCAAGCGCCTGCTCACCGTGACGAGAACAACCCCATGAAGCGCTGGCGCATGACACCGAGCGGCGAGCCCGAGGTGACCGAAGGCCCAGGGCTGGGCGACATGGTGCGAGGAGCTGTCGGCGTGGCGAAGGCCGCGCTGGGCGTCCAGGCGGCACCGGTGGCCGAGGTGCAGGCCCGCTGGGCGTTCTGCCAGCAGTGCGATCAGCACGACTGCGGCCGGTGCCTGTCGTGCGGCTGCTTCACTGGCGCCAAAGTGCGAGTGGCTGGTGAGTCGTGCCCGCTCGGCAAGTGGGTGGCCGTCACGGTGGACACCCAGCCGCCGAAGCCGTGTTGTGGCCGAAAAAGTGGATAATCGCACCTCGGACCTATAGACAGGTGCAAAGAGTGACGATATCAAGTGATAACCAACGTCCACACCGTTGGTAACTAAGGTCACTGGCAACGCCCAAAAGCCGCGTTTTTAGGCTGTCTTCGCGTCCGAGAATATGTGTTCTGTTTCGCAATAACACTTGGTTTTTAGAGTTATTGTAAAAGCGGACGTAAAAGGCGGACGTTGATTCTGACCACAGCAGGCGGCTTTTGGGGCCGTCTGCTTCTTCTCCGTCGTGTGGTTTGGAGTCACTCACATGGAACGTCCTGAATCGTCTGAACTGGCCGACGATGGCCTGCCTCTGTCCGACATCGACCCGCAAACTGGCTGGATGTATGGGGAGGTGGGGGCGTGAAGCACAGCGAGACCATCGGCGCCATCGCGAAGGCGCTAGCGGCCGCCCAGCGGGCAATCCGCCCGGCCATCAAGGACGCCACCAACCCGCACTTCCGCAGCCGGTACGCCGACCTGGCGGCCATCGACGAAGCCTGCCGCCCGCACCTAGCGGCAAACGGCATCGCCATCCTGCAGGCATCGTCGTTCATCGACGGCTGCGCCTGCTGCACAACTACCTTAGTTCACGCCGAAACCGGCGAGTGGTTCGCCGCGACCCTGAGCCTGCCTGTCGAGCGCCCGACGCCGCAGGCCATCGGATCGGCGCTGACGTACGCCAGGCGCTACAGCCTCTCAAGCCTTGCCGCCGTTCCGGCTGGTGATGACGACGACGGAGAAGCTGCCGAAGGGCGGGGGGATCCGCGCCGGGCTAGCGGGGGTGCTTCCCTCACCCCCTCGATCCCGGTGCCCCCGCCCGCGGCGGTCGTCCCATTCGACCCGCCGGCACCGGTGGCCTACGACAAGGACCTGCCCAAAGACGCGCCCGAGCCGTACCCGTGCGCCTATACGCCCGAGGAGCTGCGGCCAGTGTGGCGGGCTCGAGAGGGCGACGTGCCGAGCAGCCGCTCGAGGACGTACTACACCGACGCCGTCGGCAAGATCATCAGCATCCAACTGCCGGACGGGCCCAAGAAGCCCACCCGCGTGCTGCTGTGGTCGACCACCAGCCAGGGCGGCGTCTACTTCTCGTCCTTCCGGTCGTGGACCCAGCCTGAGGGGGCTGGGGCCACGATCCGGCTGACGGGCGTGACGAGCACCGAGAAGGACGGCAAGCGCTACTGGAACTTTGAGCGGGCCGAGAAGGCCACGCCCATCGACATGGGGGATCACAATGACATTCCCTTCTGACGACGACGCCCCGTCGTGGGGGGCCAACTGGCACTGCCTGCTCCGAGCCTTCCCGGCGCTCACTCGAGCGCCCGAGGCCCAGCAGCAGGGGTTCCATGAGCGGTTCAGCAAACTCGACCAGCGGCTGGTGGCGCTGGCCATCGAGCGGGCCCGCGAGTCCAAGACCGGCGGCAGCATCACCGTCGAGTACCTGC